ATCTTGTCTCACTAACCACGAAAACAAAACGGTACACATAACAAGGTCATCGTGATGACCCTCTTCAGCTTCATAGCTGTTTCTTTTATTTATGAAAACTGAAAGCTCTTGTAATAGATCGTAGTCGTTAAGGATTAGCTTGTCGTTTTCAACTACGTCTTTTAAATTTGAGCATCCGATCCGCTTGACAGTCTTTGTTGTCTTTACTCCAAGCTGGATCCGGTGAGAATGACCGCCAGATACTTGTTGGCCGCCTCTTCCCTTTACACTTGTACTTAGTATATTCTCGTATTCGAGATCTTGCTGAATGATAGTAGCGACAGTCTCACCGAGATCATTTAATTCAACTAATACAAATGCTTCGTTGTACATCTTAGCTGCGTTTACAATCACGTCTGGATAAAACATCGGTGATATTTCTTTGGACCTATACTTACCAACTATCTTATATGGTATGTCGGTTACGTCAAATACAACAAGAGCGCTGTAGTCTAACCCCACTCCTCTAGCGGTGTCGACTGTAATAACGTATAAGTGATTTTCTTTAGGCTTCTCGTATATATCGAAACCGTTAGTTGAGTGTATTGGTTTGAGGAATGGTATCTGCGCGAGCTTACGGCCATCGATTAGAGTAGCTGTGCTTCCTAGAAACTCACATTCGAATTCCTGTCGAAACTGTTCTTCGCTAGTGTTCTTAATTGTCTCTTGTTTCCACTTCTCGTCTCGTCCTGGAACATCAGACCAGTGGACATCATGACGTACGTAACTATTGTTACCCTCTTCACTATCCACCCAGATCTTGTAGAACATATTCATGCCATTAGGCGTAGACGTTACAAGTACCTTCGTGCTGGTACCAGATGATACCGTTGGGAATACCGATGCGAAGAACTCTTCTTGCAGATTGTTAGGTACAAATGCAAACTCATCTAGATAGATTAAGTTCTGAGATGTACCTCGAATGGCTGATGATGATGTAGCAGATGCTAGTATTTCAGATCCATTCTCTAATTCTATGTTACCCTTGTTCCATTCCTTTACACCCTGCTGTAGCCACTTTGGCAGCCACTCGTAAGCTGTTTGAATTCGTCCAAGGATCTCTCTAGCCTGTGCTAGTTTGTTAGCAAGAATAGCTACACTGTATTGATCGTTGAATAGTACTTGCCAAAGGATGTAGGCAGCAACCGTAGTTGTCTTACCAACTTGGCGTGGTAGCTTGCATATTACAAATCGATTGTCGTTGAACTTGTGGATCATCTGTTCTTGAAAAGGCCACATATCAAAGTCTACTAGACCGGTATCGACGTTTACAATCTTTACGTAGTTCCTTATAAAGTAGGCAGCGTCACGAGAGCATTTGATATACTCTTTGACCTGCTCCTGCGTATATTCAACAGGGACACCAATTCTTTTAAGATTTTTGTTGCCAAGATACGTTTCTATGGACATTAGCTGTTGACTTATTCTTCAAGGGGGGGATAATAGCGGTGTAGCCGATCAAGTATCACTATCTAAGTTATCTTTAAGCATATTCTGAAGTTCAGCGGTGGAACCAACAAACAGAGCATTTGTAACATTGTTTGGACCTGATGCGGTACCATCTTCCTGTCTGAGTTTTTTGACTTTAGTCTGAATATCTAACAGGTCTTTGTTAGCGTCTGTAAGCGTCTTCATTAAAGATGCTACTACCTCGAACGCTCTAGGATGCTCACTTGCTTTGGCTATCTCTACGAGCTCATGAAGCGCGTGTGAACCGTTCTCAATAAGGTCGTACAGGTTTTCTCTAGCGTACCTGTAGTCTGTATCGATGTCACCCGTATAGTCCCTTCCTTCGCGACTGACAAGTTGATTTGTTGCTTGCGGCGTACGAGCTTCTTTGCTCTCTACTATGCTAGCAGTATCCGCCGGTAACTCAAATAATTCGTTAAGATTGTTTTCTAGCTTTGTTTTACTCACGTGATGTACCACCCACAAAGAACTGCTGATCTTCTATGTATCCAAATTCGTCGTCACTGCCAATCTGTTCTGAAGGAATGGTAATTGTTGAGTCTGTAGTTGGTGTACCGTTTGCCGTTAGCCCAGGCGTGACCGTCATAGTAGATGATACTTCTGACGTATTGGCTGTAGATACGCTGACCCGCGTGATAGCTCTTTTGATAATACCCTGGTTGCGTATTGGACCAAACAAGTAGCCTTTCACGGTGAAGTTTAGTGTGTGGATTAGAGCTCTTCGTGTAGAGAAGTCTCCCTCATACGTATCCTCTGTAGATATATCATTAAATACTACAGGGACATCCATATTGAGGTTGAGCTCCGGAATTAACTTTACCGTGTTAGTCCACTCAGGTGTAAAGAACGGAAGTATGCCTTCCAAGATCTGTACTCCATCATCAGCATTCTTTACAAACACAGACAAAGCGATATTAATATCAAAAGGTACCGGTGTGTACTGGTACTTGAGTCTATCGTTATCCTCGTAAGTATACGTATTCTTAATTGTAGAAGGCAACTTGCGAGTAGGATTGTAGTTCATAGAGGTAATCTCGAACGACATCCTAGGCAATGATATAGCAACATCCTTATCAAAGTTGGGATCTTGTGCTAACCGTACTAAGAACTTCTCCTTAGGACCATAGGCAATTGGAATCCGTAATGTTTGCACCCTTTCGCCAGACTGATTAAAACGCTGTACATCGATGTCGTTGAACATAGTTCCAAACATTACAATGTACTTGCGAATAATACTATGATAATAAGTATGGCCAAACATTATATTCTATCCAACTCGCTGAATGGATTGCTTTCACTAAAGTCAAGTATGGAGTCCGCCTCGAACTGGAAGAAATTGTTGTTCGCTGCAGGCGCCGTAGTCTCAATTGTATATTCTTGAAGCATACTATCTCCATCCTCACTCTTCAGTATACCAGACCCGTCTTCTAACGTGAACTGATGTATCAGAGTGTTGAGACTATAGTTGTCTTCGACAGCATCAATGTTGCTGTCACCAGTATTAATCTCTTCACTGCTATACTCATAGAGCTCACAGCGTAGATCATAAGACTGCATTCTACCAAGCTGAAAATGTACAGGGCGATCATCGACGTACATTACTTCGAATATCTTGTCCATCATGGGGAAATAGATCAAGTCTCCCTCTCTAGGACGGTTCAGGGTGTTTAAGTAGTCGTCACCTTCCTGTACCCATGCTTCAGTTGCCGCATCTCCAGTTAGAAACTGTCGACTTGGCTCATTGTTGTTACCATCTTCAAAAACAAGATTGTAACCAACCTCGGTCATAAGTTTAGGTGAAGTAAGTACTTGATCAAACCTCTTACGTGCAACCGTAAGTACAATCTGGTCTCGTATCTCTAGCCCAAACTTACTTAAAAACTGTCCATCGCCTTCAAAGCCTTCCATAGACTTTAAATACATCTCTATATCTATGGCTTCTTCAAATTTGGAAAGCGTATCTTCCCCAAACAGGTGATCATTCTTGACCATCGTTCTGGGAAGATACTTTACATCGTGCCCGTATATCTTTATGGACTCGAGAATCAAGTCCTCTACTACGTCTTGCTCACGTGTAAAGCTATAATTGTTGAAGTATTTGTTTAACATGATTATCCAGTCATGTCGCCAACAGGCAGTGAGTAGCTACTGATCATCTCGTCTTCTAATCGACGGATCTCTTCAGTCGCCTCCTCCCAAATCTTCTGCCCGTTAAACGTAAGTCCTCCAGGCATCTGCAGTCCTTCGAATTTTTTGAGATTTTCACCCCATTGTCTCTTAATTAAAGACGTTGTATATTGCATCAACCACCTATCTGCCCACACGTCAGAGTACACATTTGGATCAGTTATCTTGTACGCGTCTATTATTATATAGTCTCCCGTACCAACGTCTTTCCAAAACATATCAATGTGTAACTGATTAGTATGACGATTAAACCTGATAGGTTTCTTACCAACAAAGATCTCTTCTAGCTGTGCAATATGACGCATCGCCGTAACATACGGTACATACGTTGCTGATGAGAAGTCAAACAAATCGTTCAAGTGGATTTGATACCGCACATTAAACAGGTTGGACGTCTGGGTAGAATCACCAATATCAAATACACCAACAACTCCAATGAAAGAATTGTCTAATGTGACATATTTGTTAGTCTTATCTTCTGCAGTTACCTTGTGCTTGTAGTATACTCGCTCAGATCCATCAAAGTGATAGTCTCTGTAGTAAAGGAGAGCTTCATCGACACGATCCTCAACTTGCTCATCGTCCACATTAATATCCACAACAGGCTTTCCGAGCCTTCGTAGACAATGTTCTTTAAGTTGATCTCGAGAAGTTGGAATGGCCATGGGTCACCTCTAGTATTATCTACTATTTATAACCAGACCATTTTGTTGAACGCGTAGATATAAAAAAGGCCCAGTTAAGGGCCTTGCTACAAGTGATTGGATTAAATTTGACTTTGTTGTCCTGTCGCGCCTTGTCTAGCCACCGTCAATTCTCCGACATCAGTAGCATCGAGATCTGATGCAAATGGGAACTTATTGAGTGTGTCTTTATTGGGATACGCCCCGCCCGATGCGTACCCACTCGCGGTTGATGATTGACCTGCGGAATGGCTAGTTTGGCTGGTCAATTCAGCAACATCTGTGGCATTTCCATCAGATGCAAATGGGAACTTATCAATTGTGTCAACCGCGGATGGAGATTGACCACCTGATGTGTACCCACTTACCGTTGAGGATTGTCCTGATGCGACGTTGCGCGCACCTGTCAATTCACCAACATTAGTCGCGTTGCCATCAGATGCAAATGGGAACTTATCGATTGTGTCATACATGGCATTCCCGGGCTGAAAAGAACCCCCCGATGTATATCCACTCACGACTGATGATTGTCCTGTTACTCGGTATCTACCCTGTGTCAATTCACCTACATCAGTAGCATTACCGTCTGATGCAAATGGGAATTTGTCGATTGTGTCTGCAATGGGCGTGGGGTACCCGTCGCCCGATGTATAACCACTAGCATCTGATGATTGTCCTGCAGTAGCGTACCTACCCACCGTCAAATCACCTATATCAGAAGCGTTGCCATCAGATGCAAATGGGAACTTATCAATTGTATTCAAGACTCGCGGTGAAGCTGGCGGGGAATAACCACCCGATGTATATCCACTAGTACTTGACGATTGTCCGCTTAGAATACTTTTAACAGCTGACAATTCACCAACGTCAGTTGCAGTACCATCACTGGCAAATGGGAACTTATCAATTGTGTCTAAATTGCCAACTGGAGGGCCAGACCCACCTGAGGTATAACCACTTACTGTTCCCATCGCGGTAGGAACAGGAGTGCAATCAATAAAACTATCGGCTACCGCCTCACCACTAAACGCTATACCAGTTGGTGTTTGTGAAAAACACCCTCCTCCGAAACATACAACATTTCCGTCGACGCAAATGGCCATGTGAACACTTCCTTTTTATTTTTGTATATTT